AGAAATTAAAATGCCTAATGGCCAAAGAATTTTACCCATAAGTTTTGAAATAGGAGCCAAAGTGCTACCTATACCACGTACTGAACCACCAAAAAATTTAGTTACTGATGCTCCTATCTTAGCACCTGGTCCTAAGAAATAAGCACTTAATGCAGTACCAACTACAGTTAAAGGACGAAGAAAAGACTTAATTTGGATACCAAGCCTAGGTATTAATGTTTTAAAGTTAGTTTTAAACTTACTCTTTGTTTCTTCAATTATATCACCAATCTTTGTTGTAAATCCAGTAAGACCATTAAGCTTCTTAATAAGAGGTAATTCCCAACCACGTAACCCTACCATAGTTAAACCTAGTGCACTAATACCAGCAAGAAATGTTCCTAGCTTTCCGGCTAAACCCATTAAACCAAATAAACCAACATTAAACTTATCACCACCACTATTTCCATCAATCTTAGTAGCTTTGGCAGGCTTGTCTGATTTCTCGGACTTACTTTCTCGTTCTTTCTCAAGGGCATCTAATCGTGCACGCTCTTGAGTTAAGAACCATTGTTTAAAGTTCCTATTGAGATTAGCAGTCTCTGTATTGTTCTTATGTAATTGCTTTACTACATCTTCGAGATTAGTTGCCATTGTTCCGCCTTTTGGTTTCTTCTTCTTGTTCTTTCAAATGCGTTTCAAGCATTGTTATATAAACTTCTTTTTCCCATGGTATTAAACTGTCTATCTCATTCAAACTATAGTTATGGTGTTGCATTAAAGCAAAGTTATTTCTATAGTAATTAATTATACTATTATGAGACAGACATACTAGAAAAAATCTTGCATACCACTTAGTGTCATTTCATTATCTTTATTACAACTATGACAAACAAATTTAACATCATGTTTAAGTGTTGGCATATCTTCCATATATTCTTTAATGGCATTAAGATCACTAGTATTCATAGAGTTAATAAAGTTATCTTGGTCAACTTTACTTTCACCAGCAAAGATAATTCTTTCTTCATCAGTAACCACTGTCTTAATACACATCTTAATCATATCAAATGTTGATTCAGAGCTTGATTTACCAGCTGTAGTCTTTGATTCATTTACTACACTATTATAAGTAGGCCATTGTAGCTCTAATGATATATCAGAGTTTAATTCAATAACAGATCCTTCTAAGCTCATATTACCTTTTACATTAATATTATCAATTGGTATTGATACTTCATTAGATTCTTCACATTGACCACAAGCTAATGATAATTTAACATTTTCTCCAACTGATCTTGATCTTAGTTGTGTAAACATAAATTCAATATCAAATGTTGTTAGCTTAGATGTGTTTAATTCACCTTCGGCACAAGCTTCTATAGTGTCAACAATAGATGATAAAATCTGTGTTTCATCTTTTGATTCCATAGCAAGTAAAAGAACCTTTTCTTCCTTAACTAGAAAGGGCCTAAATCTAATCTTTTTCTTTGTAGAAGGTATGATCAATTCATACTTGGGTTGGTCGTTTAGTTTCGGTAAAGCCATAATAACTCCATGTTATGATATCCAGTCGTCGTAGCTGAACTGGATGTTTAATTCAAGCAAACCATTTTGCTCACTATTTAGTTGAAGAGCATTAATAGTAGTTGGAAATGCTCTAATCAATTTACATTTATATACTTCAATATCACTTGTAATGCTGAAATCAAATAGATCAGCTAAGTTATTTGCAGTAAAGTCTATTTCAAAATTAACAGAAAGACCGTTGCGTTTTTTCTTCTGTAATTGAGTAATTTCTATATCAAAGACATAATCATCTTTGTATTTTAATTCTTTTGTTTGGAAGTCAATGATCCTAGATTGCCATTCATCAAAGTATTCTTTAATGCCGTAATCATTCATTACATAGAATGTCATAGAAACATCCTCTTCAGCATATCCATAAGCAACTTTTTTCTGCTTCATGCCAATGATACGCTCTTGAGTAAGTATCTGACGACCAGGCAATTGTACATCTTTACAAAGCAAGTTAAGATCATATGATGCTTCTATACCTAAGTTTGGTAATTGCACTTTCCATAGGTTAGCTTGAGCAAGCCCACCCTTTTTACCTATAAGAGATTTCATCTGATCAACGCTAAAGGTCATATCATTTTCCTTGACTGTTTATACACTTGGTTGGAAGAAGCACCTTTCCATTGAGCCATAGGTAAGAATGTAGCAATTTCCCATTCTGATGGTGGTACTAATGCCAATCTACTTTTAACGTGTGCTGTGAGATAGTGTTTTATTGTAGGTTTAAATTCTTTAAACTTAGATGAGCCATTGAGTAACTCATAACTAAGTTTTAGTCTTGTTGTTTCATTGTACTTATCATTATTCTTTAGATCAATTAAACCATCTAGTAGTTTAGCTCTTAGAATTGGTGGCAAGTAATGTAAGTTTAATCCCATAAAACCACCTTTAGCATCTCCTATAACAAAGATAAGAGGAAACTGGTCATAGTATGGTAATGTATCTTTATGCTTTGGATCATAAAAGAACATATACATATTGCCTATTACACTAGTTTTAGATAGTTGTAGAGACTCCGCACGCATTAAACCTTCACGATTGATTCTGCGCATTGATTGCGCACGCTTACGGAACCATTCACGTGATTGGTCAGTCCTTGGTGTGATACCAGCTCTGAGTGCTTCTGCGGATATTCTATTAAATAAGTTTTTGCTCATGATGTTATTTATACTATTTTTTAGTAGTTTTTTTCTTTGTCTTGAAAGGTTTTAGAGGTTTAATTGATTTTAGTCTTTTAATTGGTTTAGGCATAATACCCATCTTAATTAAAGTATTCTCTGTCCATATCTGAAAACCCCAGTCTCTATCTTTAGCATATATTCTGGCTGCTTCCCATTTGTTTTCGTTCTTAATGTAAGATAGGCTTTCGTTAATATATCTTTTTGTTTTCTTCCCTGGATACTCTGGTGGTCTTGTTTCTTTATCTGGTTTAATCTCTATAAGATCAACAGATCCGTCTTTCCATGTGATCTTTAGATCCATAAAATATCTATGATACCTCTTATCTACAGCATAAAGATATGGTATTACAACTTCCTCGCTTGACCAATACTTAACAGCAGTGCTTTGATCACACCAATTAAAACATTTTAGCTCCCAACTTGATCTATATGTTATCTTAGTGAAGTCACCTTTATACTTTTCAATGTTCTTTGGTCTAAATTTACCACTATGAGCCATGATTTACCTTATAAATAATACTAATTACTTCTATATATTAAGGTTATAAGATGATCAATGAACCAAAAGGCCCGTATAATTTCCCAATCGACGATACAAATGAGTATCCCGCTGAGATTGTATTTCGTCAAATTAACATAGCACCTCTGACTGCAAACGATTTACTAAACTTTGTAAAAGAAATCAACTTAGCCGAAATGAATGTTGAAGGTATTTCTACAGAAAGAGATGGTCTAGGTTCTTCTATAGCAGTAACAGATATAGAAGAAAAAACATTAACTCGAAGTATTAAGAGAACACCATTAGAAGCAAATGGTGATTGGTGGGTATCATTATATATGCCACAAAGTATTCCTTTTAATGATGGTGTTGCATATCAGAATGTGGAACTTGGTGCTATTGGTGCTGGAATTGTTAACTCACTTAATACTGGAAAAAACTTGGCTCAAGCCGCAATGGCTGCTGTACAACAATCAACATCTGGTCTTATAGATGGGATTGTAAATAATGCTAATAGCGACGGAGCTAGTTTAGCTGCACTTAAAGTTGCTAGTAAAGCAAATACTACAGTTGCTAATGCAACATCGGCTGCTACACGTGTATCATTAAACCCTAATAGTAGAACATTGTTTAATAGTGTTCCTATGAGAAACTTTGCCTTTACGTTTAAACTTATACCTAATAACCCTAAAGAAGTTGCTAGAATTAAAAGTATTATTAAACTGTTTAGAACAGCTATGTACCCAGAGGAGATAGGTACTGATCAAGTTGCTATAGGTTATAAATTTCCAGACCCATTTGAAATAAAGATGTTATATAGAGATCAAGATGTATTCACAAAAATACTACCATCATATCTAACTAATGTTACTACTACATATAATAATGCTGGACAAGGTTTCTATAAAGATGGCGGCTTTACTGATGTAGAGGTTACATTATCATTTACTGAAACAAGACCACTTAACCGTGAAGACATTAAGGATAACTACTAATGTATTTTAAAGATTTTCCACAAACATTATATAAGTTTGGAGATGCCGAATCGTTCGTTAGATTTCAACAGTTAAACACTTATGTGAATCTAATTGATCAGTATAGAGATGATGTAACAGTTTATGAGAAATATATAATACAACCAGGTGAGAGAGCTGATACACTATCATTTAGACTTTATGGTACTACTGATTATCATTGGACATTCTTTGTAGCTAATGATAATATAAGAGAGAGTGGTTGGCCTTTAGATAGATCACGTATATATGAAACAGCTCAAAAGAATTATCCACATAGAGCTATTACTACAGCAACTAACATTGGTAATACTAACTTTAAGAAAGGTCAAGTAGTAACTGGTTCACAGTCTGGTTCAACTGGTCCTATTATAGAAGTAAAACTTGATCTTGGTATTATTATTGTAAATGCTAATGGTAATTTTAATGATGGTGAGACATTAAGTGTTGGTACAGGTGGTGATACACAGACTTGTCTTATTACTAGTGAGGTCGCACAGTATGATTCAATACACCATTACGAGAATTCAGATAATGAATATACAGATATTGATCCTCATAGCCCTAATACATCTGGATTAGTACCAGTTACATATGTAGAGAGATTAATTAAATTTAATGATGAGTTATCTCAAATAAGTATTATTAACCCTAAGATAATAGAACAAGTAGTTGGCCAGTTCAATAAAGAGTTAAAGGCTTAGATCATGTCTGATATAGTTGCCTCACAGTATAGGTATCAATCTGCGGTTGTAGTTAATGAAACAACTGGGCTTAGAGTAGATGTATCAGCTGCTATTGCTGAACTACAACTATATGAAAACATAACAAGCATTGGTATCTCTGGTAAGATCCTTATAGTTGATAACTTAAATCTATTTGATCGAATAAACTTCTCTGGTACTGAGACATTAGATATTGAAGTATTATCAGATGCTACTGGTACAACGATTAAGAAATCATTTGTTATGGTTAATGTTGATAATAAGAAAGTTGTAAACGACGAGACTATATCATATGTCTTTAGTCTTATGAGTAAACCAGTATTTAGAAGCAATCTTCAAGTATTAAGTAAGGCTTATGAAGGTACACCACTTCAGATAATAGGTAAAATTCTTACTGGTAATCTTGGTGTTTCTTTAGATAAGACATTACTAGAAGGTACAGATCCAGTTCAAGAAAACATGAGCGTGATATCACCTTATCTAACACCTATAGAGACCATTCAATGGATTCGTAATATGTGTACTACAGAAGCCAGTGGCTTTCCTTTCTTTTTATTCGGTACAATTCATTCAGATGATATCAAAGTTACTTCACTTGAAAACATAATGAATAAACAACCAGAATTTAATAGACCATTTATATATTCTGGTGCTATAGCAAATACTCAAGACACTATTAAAAAGCTATTTACTATCGAGCAGATAGAATACAATGATAATTCTAGTACACTAACATCGGTTATAAGTGGTGCTGTAGGAGCTAAGTATGAAGTATTAGATACTGTTTACGGAACAAGTAATGATAATAAACAGTTTAAAATAGAGGATGCTCTCCCTGATACTAAGTTATATGATACTAGATTTAAAATAGATGATAAGAAAATATCAGAGTTTGAATCAAACTATATCTTTAGTGTTGTTGCACCTACTATGGCTGACGCAAACGGGTATGGTTATAATAAAGATACAAACAAGTTAAAGAGTAAAGTTTTAAGAAATGGTGTTTTACAAGCACTTAATATGAACGGATCAGTCATTAAAGTAAATGGATTACCGTTTATGGCATCTAAGAGTGTTGGACCTGGATCTGTTATATCTATAGAGGTTGTTCAATTCTTTAATAATAGATATGTTGTAGATGATAAGAAGTCCGGTAGATTTATAATCTCATCTTTAGATCACCAGTTCTTTGACGAGAAACATACTGTTACTTTAGGAGTAAGTAAGTTATGAGTTTATCAACAATACAGTCAGCATACTATGGTGATATTCAAAGATGGTTCCTTGGTGTTGTTGTTAATATACAAGATCCTCTTAAAGTAGGTAGAATAAAAGTAAGAATTTATGGTATTCATAATAGTGATGTTAATGAAGTACCAGAGAGATCACTGCCATGGGCTCAAGTTGTAACACCTACTACAGAGGATGGCGTATCTGGTCTAGGTAGATCACTTGGTATTAAGCCTGGGGCACAAGTATTTGGTGTATTCATGGATGGTATTCAGTCCCAAGTACCTCTTGTTCTTGGTTCAACTCCTAAATTTGAAGCAGCTACAGAGGTTAGTAATGGCTTTGAGAATGATTCTACATTAAGAACATCACAATCTAAAAATATAAAAGACACTATATCAACTATAGCACTAGTAGGTGATAGTAATGCTGAGAAAGCATTTAACTTTCTTATCTCTCATAGCTTTAGCCCTGTACAAGCCGCCGCTATCATAGGTAACTTTATATATCAATCAGGTATGGATCCAAAAAAAGCATCATATGGTATAGCTGGATGGGATCCAGCCTCTGGTCGCAAACAAGGGTTAGAAGAATTTGCTGATGAAAGGTCTCTTGATATAGAAGACTTAGGAACACAATTAGCTTTCTTTATATATGACTTTACTACAAATAGATACTTAGGTTATGCTAAGTTTAAAACATTAACTAATATTAAAGTAGCAAGTGATTATTTTTGTGATAAGTACATGAGACCTGATGCAGCCTCCGCAAATAAATCAAGAAGAATAGATAACGCTAAGAGAGTTTTGGAGAATTATAATGGCAATTAATATTAATGTTTTAAATAGCCAACTGAATAGTTTAAATAGTAACTCTAACTTAGATCAAGTTTTAGATAAAAAAACACAAGTAGTAGGACAGACATCTTGTCAACTAGAGACTGGTCTTAAAGATGTTGGTGTTGCTGTATCTGGTATAGTACCATTAAGTGGTGGTGATCATCCTTTATCACAAGCTGTATCAGCCGTTGATTCTATAGTAGAAATCACTGGTAGTGTGCCAGGATTAGAAGACAAGCTCATTGGTAATCTATCAAGTGCAAGAATATCAGAGATCAATAGTGCTATTGGTGAAACAGTTGCAAATGGTGAGTTAAAACTTATAATCAGTACTGGTTCTCCTGAAGCTATATCAAGAGCATTAAAGAATGTAACTAGTGAGAGAGTGCCAGATGCCATACTATCAAGTGTTGCAGCACCAAATGGTAAGCAGAGTGTATCTACAATAGAAAAGACTATAGAATCAAACATTGGTTCAGCTACTGGTCTCAGTGAATCTATTGCTGCATATAAGAGTAACTTTTCAAACATACTTGGTTTCACAGGTGGCAGTTTACTATCTAACGTAACACGTAAACTTGACTCAACTACAGATATAGTATTAGATGATCTAATTAATGGTACAGGTGTTGATAAAGAGGAAGTTGTTAATCTTATTGAGAATGACAATAGGGAAGAAGCAACTAAACTAATAGCAAGTGAGTCATCAAAAGAGTATGCAGACATAGAAGAAAAGGTAAATCAGATCCTTATAAATCCAAATGATACTGTTGAATTCAATGAAAGTAAGGCAATTGGTAAAAAGACAGGTAATTCATACGTTATTGGTTCAAACAATAATAGTTGGAAAGGTAAAAATACACCTATATCATCTGATCTATTTACATATGTAGATTCAAAAGAAGAATTGGTTGCTGAGTTTAGAAATAGTAATAGAGAGATTACTGAGTTTATAGCACACTGGACTGGTTCATACACTAATCAAGACATAGGATCACCAGAAGTACACGCATGGCACTTAGATAATGGATGGTCTGGTTGTGGTTATCACTATGTAATTAGACGTGACGGAAGAATACAGAGAGGCAGACCTATTGATAGAAAAGGTGCTCACTCAGCTGCATATGGTCATAATGATAAGTCTATAGGTGTTTCTATGGCTGGTGGTTATAACTGTCCAACAGGCACTAATAACCCTAATAGATACATTAGTGCAGATAGTTTAACACCCGCACAGATGGATTCTTTTAAGAAGTTTGTGGGAGCCTTCTATGAGGTATGGCCTTCTGGACAAGCACTAGGTCATAACGATACATCAGATAAAGGTAAATTAGATCCTGGGTTTGATGTACCAGAATATGTAAGTGCTAACTTTAATAAAACAAACTTGATAACAGATGCTAAGGCTTCTGGTCCACTCACAACAGAACAGATTAATTCAGGAATAATAGTATGACAACCGAAAGAGATGATCTAAAAGACAGAGTACAAAGGTTCGGTAGTGGCTTTGTTGATACTCAAGGTACTAATAATAATGGCTTTTTGGATCCTAATAAAGAGTTTCCAAGAAAGAAATATAATAATCTATCTAGTGTAAACGAAGCTGTTAGATCAGGTGAAACACACCAACTACCATTAGGAGCCGATGTTGATGTTCCTCCGCTTACAGCTACACAATATCCATATGCTGATATAAAAGAAACAGTTTCTGGTCACGTACTTGAGTTTAATGATACACCAGGTGGCGAACGTATTCTTATTAAACATAATAGTGGCTCTGGTATAGAATTAAGACCAGATGGTACTGTAGTTGTTCTAGCAACAGATAACAAAGTAGAAGTCACTCATGGTGATCAGACTGTTATAGTAGAAGGTAATGGTCAACTTACATATGAAGGTGATCTTACTATTAATGTTAAGGGTGATTTTAAAGTCAATTGTGATAACTATGAAGTTAACACTAAAGGTGATAAGAAAGAAAACATTGAGGGCAATAGCAGATCAAAGGTGTTTGGTAATAAAGGTTCTAATGTATCTGGTAATGACAGTAAAGTAGTTGCCGGAGAATCAGTAAGTACACACCTTGGTAATGTTACTACAGCTATTAAAGGTACTAATAAGCAAGCCACAGAAGGTGATATCATTATCGCTGGTTCATCTAAGATTGAACTTACTGCAGAGACTAGAATAATACAATCATCACCTAAGATGAACATACAAGCACTTGAAGCATATATATGGGCTGATACTGGTACATTCGGTGGTGTAGAAGTAAGACATCATGGTCAAGGAGCACACTTTAGTGAAGGTGTAACAGCACCGACATTTCATGGTGATCTCAGAGGTACATCATTAACATCTCTTGTTGCTGATATATCTAATTCACAAAGCTATGCAGATCCATCAACAGGTGGTGGAGTTGGTTCTCCATCTGGTTTTACTGTATCTAATGTAGCACAGCCTGATGTATACACTGCTGCATCTGGTGTTCTATCAGATGTCCTTACTAAATCAGAAATAGGTGTAAAGACTGTTAAAGTTGATGTAGATAACTTCTTATATAACTCATTAAGAATTAGAAAATTAGATACTGTTGATGTGAGATCAAAGTTAAGGGATCCTTCATATCTTAATGATGTAGACTTTGCTGCTATTCAATTAGGAGCAGGTAGACTTAATGAACAATACACTTCTACAACACCTCCAGGTGGTTATGGTAGAGTAAGAAAAGCTGGCGGTACTGCACAAAGAGGATCATCTAAATTAGGTAATGTGGGTATTGAGAGAGCAACTAAGACATTTATTGTAGATAATAAAAAGAAAATATTCTCGCTTACTGATCAGAAGTTTGGTGAAATAGATTTACTTACAGACGTTACTTCTACTACTATATTAAACAAACCAGTTAGTATGGCAAGATTCATTGGTGCTAATGATGCTGGTTCATTTAAATCATTATCGTTAGCTGATAAGAAACAGATTGCCAAGAACTATCTTATTCAGACTCATATCACTAAATATGCTATGGGTACATCTGGTAAGTTTTCAGCATATAAACTCAAGGCAGTAGAAGGTTTCTATGCCAAGGAACTATATGGTAAAGGTGGTGCCGGTGGGCTTTTAACAGAAACACTTACAGCTGGTGGTTTACTTGATCTAAGAAATAAAGGTCAAGCTGTAGTATATGAACTATATGGTCCAGATGGTAAGATGGATCCAGAAGTAACATTTGATTTAGCTTGTAATATAGCAGAGATTGGTTTATTTGATAAACTTACACTAGACTATGATATATTTAATCCAGATGGTTCTATGAATGTTCAAATCATTATTGAGACACCAATAGTGACTAAGCCAGAATCAGTTACATTTAAAAGATTAGTACAGACTACATTTAATAATGGCTTACAATCAGCGGATAGTTTAGTAGAATTAGAACCAAATCCTTCTAATACTAGCTTTAATCCTCGATAAAACTCTTATAAATAAAAGCAATAGGTTTAAGGATAATTAATGGCTCGCATACTTTCAATAGAGGATAAGGATCTAAATACGTCTAGTGTGGTTACATCTCGTAAGCTCAACTATTTAGATATAGACTTATCATTTGCAAATCGTCCGAGTGGTGATGTGTATAAGAAAAAAGATGCTGCAGCTGTGAAACAAGCAGTAAAGAACATCGTTGCAACTGGTAGACTAGAGAAACCATTTGAATCCGAATTTGGTGCAGACGTAACATCTTTATTCTTTGAACTAGCGGATAATAGAGCATCACGTGCCGTAAAACAAAATATTAGAAATGCTATCTATGTTTATGAGCCACGTGCCGAAGTATTAAACATAGATGTAAATTTACAACCAGATAATAATTCACTTTCTGTAACTATTACCTTTAAGGTAGTCAGTTCGGAAGAAACTGTTACACTCAATACCATCGTTTCGAGGTTAAGATAATATGGCTACAACAATTAAATCAACAGAACTTGACTTCAATACAATCAAGAACAATCTAAAAACAGAACTTGCATCTAAGAGCGAGTTTGCTGACTATAACTTTGAAGCATCTGGTTTATCAAATATTCTTGATGTTCTTGCTGTGAATACACACTATAATGGATTAATTGCTAACTTTGCTTTGAATGAATCATATCTTTCTACAGCTCAGTTAAGAAGTTCATTGGTATCATTAGCAGAAGGTATTGGTTATATTCCAAAATCTAAGACTGCTTCAATGGCTACTGTTACACTATCAACTAACACTGGTGATTTATCAGGTAGACCTTCAACACTAGCTTTGGCTAGTGGTACTAAGTTTACTGCTTCAGTAGATGATGTAACGTATACATTTCAGACTACAGAGACAGTAACCGCTACAGATAATGGTTACGGATACTATTCATACTTAACACCAGATGGTTCAACTAACATTGGAATCAAAGAAGGTATTGCTAAAACAAAAACATTCTTTGTAGGACGAGATAGTGTAGACGATGTGTATGTTATCCCTGATAAAAACATAGATATGGAAACTGCGATTGTTAAAGTATACCAATCAGCAACTGATACAGCATTTACTTCATATATTAATATTGGTAAATCATCTACTATTAATGCCAATACTCGATTATACATTATGAAGGAAGCACCTAATGGATTCTATGAAATAACATTCGGAGATGGTATAACACTAGGTGCGGCACCTGAGGCTGGTAATAAAATTGTTATAGAGTATCTACAAGTAAGTGGTTCTATTGCTAATGGAGCCAGTGCATTTATTGCTAAATCAAAGATTCAAGTATTAGGTTCAGACTATGATGTAAATACAGTTACCTTTACTAATTCTATTGGTGGTGCGGAAGAAGAAACAATGTCTTCCATTCGTAAAAACGCACCATTTCAATATGCTACACAGAACCGTATGGTTACTGCAGTTGATTACTCTACATTGGTTTTATCTAACTTTGGTACACTTATCAAAGACATTCAAGCATTTGGTGGAGAAGACGCCTTAGAACCAGAGTTTGGTGTAGTATTCTTATCCGTTGTTTTTAATTCAGATGTAACAGCAGATACTATTACAACTACAAAGGATGCTATTACTGATCTATCTAAACAGTTATCGGTTGTGGGCTTTGATATTAAGTTTGAAGATCCCGTTACCACATTCATTGAGACAGAGATATTCTTCCAGTTTAACCCTAAACTTGGTTCACTATCTCTAAACAGTGTGCAAGATAATGTACAAACAGAAATTAATAATTACTTTTCTAGTAACATTGGTAAATTTAACCAGACATTCCGTAGATCAAATTTATTGTCTGACGTTGATGAAGTTAGTACATCTGTTCTATCTTCACGTGCTAACATTAAAGTTCAGCGTAGGTTTACTCCTACAACAGATACACTTCAAGATCATACTCTAAGGTATCCAGTTGATATTGCTGAACCAGATGATGTAAACTATATTATTACAACTACACCATTTCAGTTTAATGGTAAAACTTGTATTATTAGAAATAAACTAGGTTCAAATAAACTTCAAGTTGTTGCTCTTGGCGAACAATCAATAGAATCAGATAACATTGGTTCATATAATAACAAATCAGGTGTTATAAGTATTGTTGGATTAAGAATACAATCTGTTATAGGTGGAGATGCATTTATTAAAGTAACTGCAGTTCCAGCTAACCAATCAGCCATCAGTCCACTTAGAAATGATATTCTTGAGTATGATGCTGGTCCATCTTTTGCTACTGGAGTTGTGGTTACAACCACATAGAAATATATGTCACAACGAGATAAAACATTAAAAGATAATAATAGACGTAATCTATTACTGCACGATTGTCATTCTATTCGTGAGGTTCTGCCTGCATATTTTCTTGAAGAGTATCCTAAACTTGTTAGCTTTCTTGAAGCCTACTATGAATGGGAAGATAGCGGTAAGACTCCGTCAAAATTAATACATGACTTATTTCTAAACAGAGATATTACAGCAACAGACATTTCAAATCTTTCTTTCATTGAAGATGAATTACTATTAGGTCAACAATACTTTGAAGGCTTTCAGAATAAAAGATCAGCAGCTAAGTATTCTAACACACTATATAGATCAAAGGGTACACTCTTTTCTATTGAACAATTCTTTAGATCATTCTTTAGTATCTCTCCAGATGTTGTATATACAAAAGAAAACATATTTAATGTTGGAGAGAATACATCACTTATAGGACCAGAGTCACTCAAGTATCTTGTTGATGATAAACTATATCAGAAGTATGCACTATTAGTTAAAGCGCCTATTCCTATTAGTCAATGGAAAGAAGCATATAAGTTATTTGTACACCCAGCCGGTATGTACATTGGTGGAGAAGTTCAGCTTGTAAGTCAGAATGTTAATGATCTTTTAGTTATGCCAGATGTTATAATTGCTGATCAGTTTGATCCAATATACGAAGGTGTTGCTACAGCAGGGCTTGAAGCACAATTAGATATTACTGGTCTGAGACCACGTGGTGTGTTCTTAGATAGTGATACACGTATAAGTCTTAATGGTCAAGTTGAAGATTATGCTACACGTACAATTGAAGAGATTGGCAGAAACTATGATACTATAGAAGAATGGATTGGTACTAACTCACCAACATTCGATGAAGACTCAGCAGTCGGTGATCCATATGCACCAAGAATGTCTACAGAATTAGATACGTTCGACGAAGTTAATTACATTTGGTATGACTCAGACTCAGCCTAACCCTTATAAATAAAGATAATAGATTTGGATAGAGATTAAAATGGCAAGACAAGATATAGCCCGAGGCACAGCCGCTAATGACGGAACCGGTGATACACTACGTGTTGCTGGTCTAAAGATTAACCAAAACTTTGCTGAGCTGTACCAATTGCTCGGTGGTGACTCTGCTGAGTTAAGTGCTGGTGTTTCATTAACAGATCAAGGTGTTCTTTTTGAAGGCACTAACGTTGATGATCACGAAACAACATTAACAGCTGGTAACCCATCTGCTGATATATCATTAGCATTACCTACAGCGGGTACTGAACTAATCTCTAATAGTGCAACACAGACACTAACCAATAAGACATTAACATCAGCTGTTCTTACAACACCAAAGATTAATGATACATCATCTAATCATCAATACATATTTGCTGCAAGTGAATTATCTGCAAATAGAACTGTTACATTACCTTTATTAGGTGGTGGTGATACATTTGTATTTCAAGCACATACACAGACATTAACTAATAAGACATTAACTTCACCTCTTATCAATACTGGTAAGATTGGCGCTAGTATTAATGATACTAATGGCGCAGAGTTAATTAAAGTAACAGCAACTGCTAGTGCAGTAAACCAAGTATTAGTTGCCAATGCTGCAACTGGTAATGCTCCATCTATTACAGCTGACGGAGATGATACTAATGTAAGTCTTATACTTGGATCTAAAGGTACTGGTGCTGTTAATATCAATAACAAAGTTGTGCATCGTGAACACTTTATGACAGGCGACGGTGCTGTAAACTTAACAATTCCTCTTACAATCTTTAATGCTTCATCAGCACTTGCTATTACAATGGCAGATGGAGTTATTACTGGTGAGACTAAATACTTTGTAAATAGAGGAACAGGTACTGCTACAGTAACAATAACAAGCTTAGTAGGTACAGGTAACCCATCAACAGTAGCATTTGCGGCACATGAAGCTGGTTTCATGATGTGGGATGGTGCAAACTGGCACTTAGCCTCTAAAACAGTTGCTTCTTAAGGACATAGACAATGACAGCTATTATAACAGATAAACTCAAAAAACAATTACTACTAAACATCATTGAAGATGTAGATAGTGCAGCTAATAATTACTTTATTGGTATAGGAAGATCAGAGGCTTGGAATGAAACCGATGCTGCTCCTGCTCCTCAGAATAGCTTGCGTGATCAACGTAATTTAGGATTGAGTTTACAATCTGTAAAAGGCATTGCAGATAAATCTTTATGTGTACCAAGGACAGATTGGTCATCTGGTGCAATATATTCTTCTTATAATGATAATATTCAAGGACATCCAGTATCGTCTTACTATGTCTTTACTGATGAGAATCACGTATATATTTGTCTACAGCAAGGTAGAAATGCGGCGGGAACTGGTGTTAACTCCACTGTTAAACCAACAGGGACTAGCGCCAATGCATTTAAAACAGCAGACGGTTATGTATGGAAATTCTTATATTCTATTGGTGCATTAACAGCCAATAAATTCTTATCATCTAACTTCCTTCCTGTTACAAAGATTGTCTCGGTTGATTCTGATTCACCAGCTTCTATTTCTGAACAAAAAGGAATACAAGATGCGGCAATAGGTGGAGAGATTATTGGATATACAGTAACAGCCGGTGGAACTGGATACACTTCAACACCAACAGCTACTATTTCAGGTAACGGAACATCGGCTAAAGCTGATGTCACTATATCTGGTGGAGCTGTATCTAAAGTTGATGCTAGAGACTCAAGTGGATCCCTAGTATTTGGTTCTGGCTATACTTATGCTGAAGTCACATTAACAGGTGGCAGTGGTACTGGTGCAACAGTAAGGCCTATCTTTGGTACTAAAGATGGTATGGGTGCAGATCCGAGAGATGATCTTAGAGCAAGAGCAATTATGTTCAATGCAAAACCAGATGGTACTGAAGCAGGTGACTTTGTTATCGGAAATGATTTCCGTCAAGTTGCTCTTATTAAGAACCCTCTTACATATGCAAGTGCTAAGTTAACAAGTAATACAGGCAATGCATTAAACAAATTAAATCTATCAGCCATCAGTTCATCATTTAGTGCAGATAAAACTATACTAGGAGCTGACTCACTAGCTTTGGCTTATATAGATAAAATAGATTCAGATAATATATATTATCATCAAAATGAGACAACAGGATTTGGTTCGTTCCAAAGCGCAGAAGCAATATCTGAAACAGATGGTTCCGGTGCTGGTGTTGTTGCAACAGATAGTGCGGGTGATTTTAACCCACTAACTGGTGATATTCTCTATATAGATAATAGAGCTGCAGTAACTAGAGTTGCAGAACAAACAGAAGACATTAAAATCGTTATTCAATTATAATCGGTGTAGGAAAACATGGCAATAGATTTTACAAAAAACATTTTTGCGTCAACATATAAAGACGACTTTGCTGATAGTGATAACTATCATAGGATTCTCTTTAATAATGGACGTGCCCTACAAGCCCGTGAATTAACGCAACTGCAAACTATTACTCAGTCTGAGATTTCTCGGATGGGTAGACATTTATTTAGAGAAGGTGCTGCTGTTAATCCAGGTGGTACTACTATTAATAATAAGTATGAGTTTATTAAACTAACTGGCGAATTACCTAGTTCAAGTATTATTGGAACACAGTTTACTTCAGCATCCAACTCTATTATTGTAGAAGTGCTTGAAACCGTAGCAAGAGTATCTGATTTAGAACCAGCTACAATCTATGTTAAGTATGTAAGTACATCAGGTGGAACTAGTGGATCAACTCCTGTTAGAGTATCTGCAAGTGACACATTATCTGGTGGAGATGAAACTCTTACAGTACAATCTACAAATACTGTTGCTAATCCAGCTACAGGTACCGGTACTAGAGTATCCATTCACGCTGGTGATTTCTTTGCTATAGATCGTTTTGTCTTTGCAAGAGAACAGTCAATGATTTTATCTAAATACACTTCTGATCCAGAGGCAGTAATTGGATTTAAAGTAACTCAAGATATTGTTAGTGTTAATGATTTCCCTGCACTATATGATAACTCTGGTGCAACTCCTAATGTATCTGCACCTGGTGCTGATAGATATAGAATTAGACTTGATATAGCAGACAAAGCTAATGTTGCAGCTGATGAAAACTTTGTATATGTTGCTAAAGTTGTTGATGGCATAGTAGTTACACAAGTTGATGGTACAGATTCTTACAATAAGATAGAAGACAGAATGGCCATCAGAACAAGTGAAGAGTCTGGTGACTATATCGCTAAAAGGTTTTCTGTTAGTTTTGATACTAGTGATTCGGATGAAAGTATATTAGACTTTGATATAACACCAGGTATTGCATATGTAGATGGCTATAGAGCTGTTATTAACTCACCACTTAAACTTTCAGTCAGTAAACCAAGAACAACTATTACAGAAAATAATAATGTAACAGCAGCTGCATATGGGCAATATGTTACAGTATCTGCTAATAAAGGCTTACCTAACATTAATACATTTGCTCAAATTAATCTTTATCCTAATACAGCTGGTACTGGTGCATTAATAGGTACTGCTAGAGTAAGAGCTGTAGAGGAAGATGGTTCGAACTATAGAGTATATCTGTTTGATGTACAAATTGCTTCTGGTAAAAACAAAAGAAACACTAAATCACTTGGTACTGGTTCTACTGATTATATGACACTAGTTCTTGAAAACAGCAAAGCAGTATTTAAAGATGAAGGATCTACAAGTCTATTGTTCCCAGTCCCTGGAAATAGACCAAAAGTTATTACAGATATTAGTCTTGTAACACAAAGGTATAGAACAGCAGTTATATCAGGTGGAGCAGGTTCTATTACACTAACAGCTACAGGCGAGACCTTTGCTGATACTAGTGATTGGATTGCAGCACAAGCCGATTCAGATATAGATACAGGGTTTACTGCAAATGGATCTGGTACAACAGCTAGTGCACTAGGTGGTGTTACAGATGGTACATATGAAATTCTTACTTATGTAAATAAGGCTGCAGGGACTGTTAGAACTAAGTCACTTACAGAAGTAACCGAAACAATCACACCAGATGGTTCTGGTAATTTAAACTTTACAAAAGCTGATGTTAGTAGTATAGTTAGAGTTACTCTTGCTGACTCAGATGGCGCTGATCTAACAACATCTTATGACTTAGATAATGGTCAACGTGACTTTGCTTATCTAAATGGTAGAATGGTTAAGAAAGCCGGAGTTACTCAAACAGCTGATGTGTTTGTAAGATATAAACACTTTACTCATGGTGCATCTGGTGATTTCTTTGCGGTTAACTCTTATACTGGTCAAACCAACTATGAAGATATTCCATCATATACACAATCTAATGGCACAACAGTATCTCTAAGAAATGTTTTAGACTTCCGTTCAAGTGTTAATAGCTCAGGTAACTTTGGTTCAGGTGCTAAAATTAATGAGATGCCTAAGAATACAGGTCTCATCACATTTGATGCAGAGTATTATCTCGGTAAAAAAGTTCGTGTGACAATAGATAAAAATAGTTTTGTTGATGCTATTAGTGGTGCAGCTAGTGTTAATCCTCAATTACCACCAGCTCCAAACAATTCTCTGGATTTATTCCATGTTGATATGAATCCATATACAGTTAGTGATACTGATATTACTTCAACTACTATCAGAGCTAAAAGATTTACTATGAAAGATATTGGTAAATTGGAAAATAGAATTGATAAAGTTGAAGAGGCTACATCATTAAGCCTTCTTGAATTAGATACAGCATCATTTAATGTTCTTGATGCTACTAGTAATAATAGAACAAAATCTGGTTTCTTTGTAGATAACTTTGCTGATCAATCTAGGTCATATATGTCTGCTGATTATAATGCAGCTATTGATCCAGAAGCTAAGATTATGCGCCCTTGGTTCCAAGAAGATAACCTTAGAATGATCTATGACTCTGATCAATCTAGTAATACAATTCTTAAAGGTGATAGCGTATACCTAAAACATGATAATATAAATTATGTTGATCAACCTCTTGCAACAGAAGCAATGAATATTAACCCATTTGCTGTTATCCTAAATGAAGGTTTTATTGATCTTTCACCATCATCAGATGAGTGGACTGCAGTCGACAGATTACCAGATCGTGTAGAAGACGGTGGATCAAGACTTGTTAATAATGGAGCATTACTCTGGAATACATGGCGATGGAACTGGATTGGACGAAATGATACACCAACCGAAGATTTAGCAACTAGAGATGCAGCACGAACAAGTATATTAGCAGTCAATAGAGTTGTTGCTTCAGAAACAGTTCGTGAATTTGTGAATGATCGTATACTAGATGTTGCATTTATTCCGTTTATGCGGTCTAGGAAAGTTAGTTTCCGCGCTCAAGGTCTTAAACCTAATACTCAAGTTTTTGCTTTCTTCAATAACAAATCAGTTGCTGATTGGGTAAGATCAGAAGCATTTACTAGATTTGCCACTACTACTGATGATTTTGGTAATAGACATAATAGAGCAACTCAACATCCTGATGGCAAGTCAACACTAGTAACTGATGCTACAGGTTCTGTTACTGGTTCATTCTTTATTCCATCCACAGACGCAATTAAGTTTAGAACTGGTGTACGTGAGTTTAAACTACTTGATATTAGTGTACCTAAAGATGAGAATGCAACATCAATTGCAAAAGAACCTTTTTCATCAACAGGTGTATTAGAAACTAGACAGTCAACATTTACAACAACTAGAGTGCTAACTATATCAGCTCCGCCACCACCTGTTGCTCCACGGAGACGTAGACGCCGTAGGTCAGGTCTAACACCTGATCCTCAGTTGGACCCAAGGAATCAAACCAACAAAGATCCTTTGGCTCAGACATTCTTTATTGATGAAAATGATGGTTTGTTTATAACTAGAGTTGGTGTTAGGTTCCAAACTAAAGATACAACAGTTCCTGTGATGATGCAAATTAGATCAACTGTAAATGGTGTTCCATCATCAGATGAGATTATACCTAATGGAGTTAAGGTTCTTCTACCCGGTTCTATTACAACATCAGCTGATGCTAGTGCAGTAACTTACTTTGAGTTTGATGAACCAGTTTACTTGAACGGCAACATGGAATATTCTATTGTTCTACTTGCTAATTCTATAAATTATAATGTATATGTAGCAAAATCTGGTGATTTAAAACTTAATTCAACAGAACTAAGAGTTACTAAACAGCCTACACTAGGTTCATTGTTTAAATCTCAGAATAGTAGGACTTGGACGGCAGATCAAGAAAGAGATTTAACATTCACTATTGATTGTGCTGAATTTATTTCAGCAACCGGATATGTTACATTACAAAATGCGCCCATTCCACCAATCTTATTGGCTAGTAATTCATTAGATGCTACAAACACAAGTGGCACAGTTAAGGTTCTTGCATTTGGTCACGGGTTTACAGTAGGCGACTCGGTAACAATAGCAAATGCTACAACGTTTGGTGGAATAGCTGCAGCTAATATTAATGGTACAAGAGCAGTCACTAAAGTAGATGGTACAGGCTTTGAGTTTGTGGCAGGTGCATCAGATGTTGCTTCAGCTACTATAGCTGGTGGTGGGGATGCTATTACAATAACAAGAAATATTATGATGGATACAGTAGTTCCTTATGTTGAAACACTTTCACCTCCACAGACTTTAATATCACACTCAGCTAAATTTACATCAGGTAAATCATTTGCTGGATCTGAAACTGCTTATATTCCAGATAGTAGTTATCAAACCATAGCAAATAGAGATAATAATAACTTTACTCAACCTAAGGTGATTGCTTCAAGTGCTAATGAAACTGCTTCTTTATCAGGTAATAAATCGTTAACATATAAAATTGATTTACAGACACAAACTAACTTAGTTGCACCAGTAGTTGATCTTCAACGTGCTTCTATAACAGCTATAAACAATTTAGTTGATCAACAAGTTGCAAGTGGTAGTGGTGGTAATATTCCAATAGAATATATTGCAGAAACAAATCCAACTGGTGGTTCACATCTAACTAAGCATATTACACAACCGGTATCTCTTGATGAGTCAGCTGTTGGTTTAAAAATACTAATTGGTGCAAGTAGACCATCTGCAGCAAGCTTTGATGTTTACTATAGAACAAATGCTTCAGATACAGCAGCGGCAGGTAACTTACTTGACTCAACTTGGATATTAGCTACACTTGAAACTGAAATGCCTTCAGACGAAAATATTAATGTATTCAGAGAGTACAGATACTTAGTAGGCGGTGATGACGGAACTATGGATGCTTTCTCACAATTCCAAGCTAAGATAGTATTAAAATCAACCAATACATCAAGACCTCCAGTCATACAAGACTTGAGAATGATTGCATTGAGTGTATAATGATAAAAGTTAATGGGCACCCAAATTTAGTTAGAGATCCAAATTCGGGTGCTATTTTGAATATAAATAAAGATGAGATTACTTCAGCACGAGCAAGAAAGATAGCCCGTGCTGAAAAAGAATTAGAAGAACAACAACTGAAAGCAGATGTACTAAGTTTAAAAAATGAGATTAGTGACATTAAACAACTGTTGGCTCAAATTGTAGAGAAAATTTAAATGGCAAGAACACACGTAAATGTAACAGATCATATTTTAGATATGAAGAACAAAGTCAACGAAATCTCATATGATGTCGGTGACATAGCTCTTATATCAACATCGGGACAAGATAGTGATGTAGTTCAAGCTATTAACTCACTTGACTCAGATATTGGTGGAATTGCTAATCTTACAACAATAGACAAGTCTAGTATTAAAGCGGCTATCAATGAGCTAGATGCTGAGATTGGTGCAGATACTCTAACAACTAGTGCATCTACAGTAAAAGGTGCTATTAATGAACATGAAGTTCAAATCAATAATACAGATAGTGATATTGGTACTAGAACTAATCTAACTACAGATGCAGATCAAAACCTTGTAGTTGCTATAAATGAAGTAGATACTAATGCGAATACCGCAAATGCAACCGCAAATGCAAATACAGTTAAGCTTGGTACAATCACATCTGGTGCTATGGGCACTTCTGCTGGTACAGTAGGTCCAGCTATAAGCGAACTTCATACCGAAATAACATCCGCTACATCAAATATAGGCGCTTTAAATTCATTAACCACAACAAACAAAAGTAATTTAGTTGCAGCTGTTAGTGAAGTAAACGGCTTACTTATAGATTCGGCTATGATTAAAAATATATTCAGTGCCACTAATACGGGAACTGGTTATGGTGCACTTACATATGGTAACAATGGTGTTTATTCACTGGCCAAAGTAACTAATACTAATATCAGAAGTGCTATATCTGCAGGCGAAGGTATAGACATTGCAAGTGGTGTTATCTCAGGTGAGCTTGCTTCTTATACTAATATAGGTATTGCAAAATTTGACTCAGATGGTTTCACAGTTAATAATGGCGAAGTCTTTATTAAAGCAAATGGTATTTCAGCCACTCAAATTTTAGATGGTGCTGTTACTACTGTTAAAATAGCAGACAATGCGGTCACTACTGCTAAGATTTTAAATGGTAATGTTACTACTGCTAAAATAGTAGACAATGCGGTTACTGCTGGTAAGATTTTAAATGGTAATGTTACTACTGTTAAAATAGCAGACGATGCTGTAACATACGCAAAGTTACAAAACTTAGTAACAGCTAATAGAGTATTAGGATCAACTAGTACTGGATTAATAGGCGAGACACAAGTACAGACTGCAATGATAGCAACTAATGCGGTCACTACTGCTAAGATTTTAAATAGTAATGTTACTACTGCTAAAATAGCAGATGTTGCTGTTACAGCTGCCAAGATAGCAACTAATGCTGTTACAGCTACTAAAATTTCATCAAGTGCAGTAACTACAGATAAGATAGCAGCTGATGCTGTAACATATGCTAAACTACAAAACTTAGTAACAGCTAATAGAGTATTAGGATCAACTTCAACTGGAGTAATAGGTGAGACTCTAATACAAAATGCAATGATTGCTCCAGATGCAGTAACTGGTAGTAAGATACCTGATAATGCTATTAACTCAGAACACTATGCAGCAGGCTCAATTGATCCAGAACATCTTGCAAGTAATGCAGTAACGGAAATTAAGATTGCTAGTAATGCTGTTACTTCTGGTAAGATTGCAGCAGATGCTGTTAATGGGACAAAGATTGCTGATAATGCAATTAACTCTGAGCATTATGCAGCTGGTTCAATTGATAATGAACATATTGCTAATGATGCGGTTGGTGCAGATGAATTAAAAAGTGTTGTTTCTTTAATAATATATAACAGTGCAGGTACAGCATTAAAGACATTGTATGGTGCAGGAAGCTAATTAGATGACGGTTAGAACACCACTCATACTTGATGGGTCGAACAATCTCATAGAGATGACGACAGCTCAGATAAACGCAGTTAAAGATAGATGCCGGTATTTGTACGGAACATCTCCATCTGTTACGCTATCACGTGTTGCGTCTGGTGGTAACAGAGGAAGCATTTCTGACACTCGTAAACAAGCTGGTGCTATGTCGACAAGCACAACATCATTACCGACTGAAGCAACCACGGCAGAACCGTCCACAGTTACAGTTAACCGTGCTCACATTTCTGAAAGTAGAGTAGATACAACCGCTAGTGTTGATACTAATAGTGTTGCCTTTCCTGTATATCAAACAAGCGGTAACATTCGATCAATGTCTTTAACGGATATTTATGATACATTCATTTACCCTGCTATAGATACTCTTACAAGTGCTGCCGGTCAACCAGGAACATATTATATTCACACAGGGACATCACTTTCTGGATATACTGCAGTATCAAGTAGCATAGTTTACGCAGACACAAGAGCTAACACAGGAGCTTATACAGCAGGTGGTATTGGTGAAACATTAGATCAGCCTACTACTATTACAAATTACTATCTTTTAAAGGCCAATAATATTTCTGCTCCTTCTATGGCACAAATGTTATTTATTAGAAACTCAGATAAAAATTTAGAGCAATACACACAAGCAGAAATGGATGCATGGTTAAAAAACTGTATGAGACATGCCGCTTCTGAAATAACTGGTACTAGAATATCATATAACCTTAACGGATCTGGCATAAACTTAGGATCTGGTATGGCAAACACTATTCTAAATGGATCTGGTAACTACCAAACACGTTACGTTGGTCTTGATGACTATCGTGCGCAAGAATTCCCTAACGGTTCAGCAGTAACCGCGGCAACCCACAGACTTAAAATGGAACAGGTGTAAAATGACAATACACAATTTAGAAATTAGCACAGCACACTTCACTAATAATGAACGTACAGAGATTGAGGTAATACTTTTTGCTGAAGAATCTACTGAAGATGATGTAGTTCTTATTCCTTATAACATTGAAGCTAAAGATGGTGATGCTGATTACGAATGGCTAATTAGTAAGATCAACATTGATCAGGTTCATGAAAACACCTTTAATAAGTTCCGCAAAGAGAACGAACAATATAAAGAGAATATTGTAGCTGTCGGTAAAGAGATGGGGCTCATCTTTGATAATAATGGAGTAAACAGTAATCTATATGAAGCACTTGTAGATACTTTGTTTGAGCCATTTATCGAAAAAGACATGAAAGAAAAACTATTTGTAATGAAACTTAAACTCTTTGAAGTAGAGGCTATTAAGTCTAGTAAAAATAGAGAACTAAAAGCTAAACTGAGAAAGTCAAAAGACTTCTTATCAGCTATTAAGTATGCAACAATGATTGCACTACCCGAAGAATAGATCAAATTTCTTATGAACAAAATGTAATAGATGTGCCGCAGAAGTCATGTTCTGCTCATTATGATCTAGTATAAAATTCCAAGGCATTCCAATATTAGTAAATGGTACGTTGTATTTCTCTATTATATAAGAGAATATAACTTCGTTGTTTAACACCCAATTCTTAGAGATTTGTTCTGGATAAAGATTATCTTCCAACGAATCATTAAATGTACATACAGCTTCTATTGATCTCTCAGCAAAATTAAGATTACGAACACAGTCTGAATTCATTACAACTACGGCTGTATTGATACAACTCTGAGTACCATTTATATCATGTAATAGTAACATGGCTTTTTTATTATGAGCCTTTGTATACATATCCATGGAGTGCCATTCAAAGTTATCATTAAACCTCTCACGCAATTGTTCATTATCTATATCCGCAACTTCTATATTAAATGCACATACTTTGTTTAAATCAAATCTTTCAAAGATGTTTACTGTAGTGTTAGGTATTACATCAAAGTCTATGTACATTATCTCATCATAATCTTTAGCTAGTCTCTCAAACGAGTTTAGCTTTTCAAATTGAACTTCGATATAGTCAGTTGAAGTAGGCTTTATAAGCAGATAGTCTGCACCCACAATGTTAGCATACTCTCTATGCTTCTGCTCTAGTTGATCTGCATACTTAATAAACTGTTCTCTTTTAAATGAGGGAACAGATTCATGATCAGCAAGATCATTTCTATATAAGCTGAATATTATTCTTTTCACACCATTGCCTTACATAGTCAAAGTCTTTACTCACACAATGAATAAACTTTGCATTCTTTGTTATATAACTCCATTTATCCATAAAGAAGTGCCACTGTTCTCCTAAGACTTGATACTCGACTTCATTCATATAAGTCTTATATCCCCATATAGTTTCGTTATCATATCCAAACATATAACTTATAGACTCAGGGTAGAAATCTGGATCTGATATCATATTAGACATTAGGTCTAGTGTTTCTTCAAAGTTATCAAAGTATCCTAACTTATCTAAGTGTTCTTTTCTTGCACCTACTATTGCTGTATTAAATACATCTGGCTCATCTACACTCATTCCGCTTTCAGCAAGCATACACCTACTGTTCCACATCTTAGCCATAGGTGATCTTACATGGTGTGTATAGTTATGAGTCTGTAGTTTGTTTATAGGTAGTTGTCCTGTGGCAGTACCCGTCATAATAGCGATACCTTTTGACAAATCAATCTCTTCAAAGAAGTTAAGATCGGTGACAGGTATAACGTCTATGTCTAGGTATAGCACCTCATCATAATCTTCTAAAAGATCAACGAGTAAACGTATCTTCCAAAAATTAACTATATTATAATATGAGATGTCTGGATAGTTATCTTGAAACCATTTAACATAGTTATCGAAGGGTTTATCTTTAACAAAGTGTCTGTACTCAACACTAATTGAATCAGCATATCTTTGTTGACTTGCTAGTAACCATTCGTAGTTATCAGCAAACTTGTCCTTAGACTCATGATGCGATACAAGTTTTTCTTTAGGTATATCTATGTAGAAACTATATATAACCCTACGCATATCCTATCACCATAAATCTTTTATAACCATTTGGCATATCTAAAGAACCTTTATATAATATTTCTCTTAGTCCAGTATTCTCAACTAACTCATCTTCACTGTTCACACAGTTGATATGATCTGGTACATGAAACATATTATTACTTTGTACAGCAAACAGACAGTTGTCTTTATATTCTTTCTTTGCTAGTATAGTATGTAGTGGTGGCATATGTTCGGATGATGTGTTAATAACCAAGTCTGTATCAATGTCTGTTTTATGTTTATCTAATACATCTGCACAATGAGTGTCTAATACATGAAGATATTTAAGGTGAGAATTTAACAACCTGCAATAATGTAGAGC